GAGTGTGAGGGTTGTGCCAAGATCGTGGGTAACATGTGCAAAACCTATGAGAATCCGTCAATCTTCTGGAGAAACAAAGGGACCACGTTCTATGGCTGTGCCTGTGCAACCCACTGGTCAGCTCCGATCCTGTCCAATTCTGACAAGGTCCGTATCGGCCAGCAGAAACAGAAGGGAAAGACGAAGGTGGCCAAATGAAACCTTTGAAGTTCAAACCAGAGGCTGAGATCATCCAGGAGCTGACAGAAATTTGTGGTAAGCTCCTGGAATTAGCTGACAATATCCCTCTTGAGAAGTTTGCCAGTGGTAACGAATGGATGGGTATGGACAAAGGATGTTTGTCCACGTCCATTCTCATCGAGGGCAGCAGGGAGAAGATGAAAATCATAGCCGTCGAGGTCAAAGCTCGGAAGGATCACAGCAAAAAAATGAAGGCCCGGATGAGGAAATTACGTAAGAAATAAATAACTTACACCTGACTGGGTGTGTTGTTTACTATTTCACCACGTCGTTCAGGTAAACAGAAGAAAAAGAGAGGTAACATTATGTTAGAATTGCCAGCATTAAGTTCAGACTTGATAGCTCAACTTCTTATTGAAGAAGAGGAAGTGAAAATCAGGCCGAGTATGCCTTTGGAAATGATTATGTATCTGTCAGGCCGAAGGCAATTAGCATTAGATCTTCAGACCAGACTGCTGGCCATGGAGGCCGGAGACACTGAGGCTGAACCCGTAGTTCAATCAAGAGACAAATATAACAGGAGGTAAACATATGTGCATGAGTGGCCCGAACGTTCAGAAACAAGAACCGACACCCATCCAGCCACCTGACGAGAAAAGGCTTGAGTTAAATCCTGAAACACAAGGCCAGAAAACCAGAGCAAAGAAACTGGGAACCAAGAGGTTACAAATTCCTCTAAAGAAACCCGGTCAGCAAACTGGTAGTGGGCTGAAGATATAACGATGGCCAAGACACTCGGACTGATAGCTCAGAGATGGGCTCGACTGGATGCTAAGAGAGGTTCCCACCTCAAGAGGGCAAGAGCATGTGCAGAATTAACACTGCCGTCTTTGCTGCCTCCGGTGGGTGCCGACGAGAACACAGAACTGCCGACTCCCTACCAGGGACTTGGTGCCAGAGCTGTGAACAATTTATCTGCCAAGCTTTTGCTGGCTCTATTCCCTGCCAATACTTCGTTCTTCAGATTAGATGCTGATGAATTTGAGGCAGAAAAAATGAAAGAGAAAATGGGTGAGGATGATTTCAAAACCCAGGTTTCTTCCAAACTTCGTAAGGTTGAGAAAATGGTTGTCAGAGATTTTGAAGCCATGGCTCACCGAACCAAAATGTTTAAAGCAATGAAGTACATCGTTGTCTTAGGCAACACTTTGATCGAACAGCTGCCCTCTGGTAAACTGAAAGTCTACCGGCTGGATACTTATGTGGTCCGGAGAAATTCATCCGGTGACATGGTTGAAGCTGTGATCAGAGAGTTGATCGATGAGAATGATGTCCCGGAAGGCATGGAAATTCCAGACATGCATGCTCAGAAGGATACACCGAAGGAGGATGTGGAACTGTTCACCAGAATAATGTTGAAAGGTGACACCTTCCATGTTAGCCAAGAGATCCTCGGAGTCGTAGTACCTGACAGTGAAGCAACATATCCGAAAGGTAAAGAACCATTCATTGCCTTAGCATGGGCTCTCTCCGATGGAGACAACTATGGACGTGGACATGTTGATGAACAGTTGGGTGATTTCATTTCTTATGACGATCTAAGCAAATCTCTCCTCGAGGGTGCTGCTGCAGCTGCAAAGCTGATCTTCATGAACAAGCCTAATTCTACCACCAACATCCAAGACCTTCGTACAGCTCGTAATGGGCAGTTCATCGTAGGCAATGAGGACGATGTTGGAGTGTTACGAATAGACAAGGCCCACGATTTCAAGGTGGCATACGATCAAGCCATCATCATTGAGACTCGGCTGGCCAAGGCTTTCTTACTTCAGGAATCAATCCAACGAAATGCTGAACGTGTCACTGCTGAAGAGATTCGTATCATGGCTCAAGAGCTGGAAGATGCACTCGGAGGTATCTATTCCGTACTTGGTGTTGAACTTCAGAAGCCACTTGCTGGTTTACTGATGGCCAACATGAAGAAACGAAAGAAGATTCCACCGTTGCCGAAAGAGATTGAGACTACGGTCACCACAGGCTTCGAAGCCCTTGGCCGTGGACATGATCTGGCTAAGCTGAAACAGTTCAAGCAGGAGATCGTGGACTTTAATGATCCGACTGTAACCCAGATGTACATCAACATTTCTGATTACCTGACAAGAGTTGCCACGGCAATCGGTCTTGATTCTGATGGACTGGTACCCACCAAGGAGCAGGTTACTGCTGCCATGGCTAAGGAGAAACAACAGGCTCAGATGGCCGAGCTCACTAAGACCGGAGCTGCCACTCAGGTAGCCAAGGGTGCTGTAGAGTCCGGACAACTTGATAACCTGCAACAAGGTATGCAACAAGGAGGTCAACAACAGTAATGAGAATAATCCGTAAGGTCAAAGGGAAGAAAATGAAAGTCCTGGCCGACCTCAAAATCAACCCCAAAGGTCTTCTGAAGGCTTTGATCAAGAAAAGGAAAAAGCTTGAAGAGTCCAAGAAATAATCCTATAGGAGGGATAAACTAATGGCCGACCAAGGCAACGTAACAACTCAAGCAATTGACGAAGCTGGACTGGCTGCTATGGCTGCCAAGTCTGGTGACACACCTGAACATTTAGCTGCTATGGCAGCCAAGGCCGATGGCAAGGGTCCAGCTCAAGGGACCGAGAACTTATTGGCCGGGAAGTATAAGGATGAAGCTGCCCTGAAGACCGGGTTCGATTCACTCGTTGAAAAATACGGAACTGAAAAAGCTTACAAAATCCTCGAGACTGAGATGGGTAAGACAGCACAAAGTCAAGACCCTCTCAATCCAACCGATCCAATCGTTCCAAAAACAGGAGATGCACTGAATCCGGAAGGTGGTGACCCCGTCAAACCGGCAGCAGATGCTCTAACAGATCCTAACAAAGCTGCAGATGCTGCCAAAGTGGTGGCCGATGCCAAGCTTGACTTTGCAAAACTTAACGATGAGTTTGCACAGAATGGTGAGCTGTCCAAGGATAGTTACGAAAAGTTATCCAATGCTGGACTTAGCACAGAGATGGTCGACCAGTATATAGCTGGTATTGCTGCCTCAACTGAACTCCTGACAACCAAGGTTTATGGACTGGCCGGTGGTGAAGAAAACTTCAACACTCTCATCGAATGGGCTGGAGATAACCTGAATGCAGCTGAAACACAGAACTTCAACAATGCCGTGACTGCCGGTGACATGGACAAACTTCCCATGATGGTTGAAGCATTGAAGACTCGATACGAAGCTGACCAAGGAAGTATGGGAGATCGTAAACGAGTTGAAGGTGAAGGTGTCAAGCCAGCTGTTGGTGGCTATGGTTCCAAAGCCGAGATGACTGCTGACATGAGAGATCCTCGATACAAACTGGATGCTTCATATCGGAAGTCAGTGATGGACAAGTTGGCCAAGACAACGGCCTTCTAAATAAAGAGGTAGCTCTCCTCCTGCAAAGGAAAGCAGGTAAAAGCCTGGAAATGTATGGTTCGAATCCTACTGCCTCATGATGTTCGGTTTGGTGTTACTCGAACTAAAATAAAATTACCCTTTCATACCGGATAATTACCGGAAACCCTGAGACCCTGGGTTCCATCAGGTTAAAGAAGACCCTAACACTTTGGTACCGTTTCGAAGGAAGAAAGCCCTGGCACATGACCAGGAGTCTAAACTTCATGGAAAACGGTACTCGATTTGGTGTCGTTTCCTACCAGCTTCGAGTTCTGCAGAGCTCCGGTAGAGTAAATGGCATACTTCTTTAGTACCCACATCCCCTACGTATGCTCACCTGTATTCTTCAGGTGAGTCCACAACCCATCTTTGGCTACTGGCCAGAGATCCCTCCTCTCAAGGGACCAGCCGACAATAGCTCGTAAGGCTATGGCTGGTCCCTCCTCTCACTCCCCCCAAATATGATAGCCCGATTAAGGCTGGCTGAGGTCAGCACTAAAGGACACCTTGAATGTTGGAGACTGTGATACGGATGGATTTCGAAATGTCTATCATGTTTCATAACTATTAACCCAATCTAACATTCAAGGAGATTATAACAATGAGTGCTGCAACTGTATCTTACTTAGGTTCGAGCAACGACACTTCCCCGGCAAATACTGCTGAGGAAAGAGCTCTGTTCCTGAAAGTGTTCTCTGGTGAAGTCTTAATGGCTTTCGAAGAGTACAATGAGTTCCTCGACAAACATTCCGTTCGAAATATCGTGTCCGGAAAACAAGCCCAGTTCCCCCTGTTCGGTCGTATGCCGGATGCCGAGTATCATACTCCGGGTGCTGAGATCGTTGGTCAGCAGATCCCCATGGCCGAGAAGACCATAAGCATTGACAAGCTGTTAATCAGTCATGTGTTTATTCCCGTCCTGGATGATGCCATCTCTCATTACGATGTCCGTAGCAAGTATGCTGACATGTGTGGTAAGAAACTGGCCCAGACCTTCGACAATCATATTGGCCGTGAGCTGTTGCTTGCTGCTGCTTCCACGACTCCGATCACTGGTGATACCACCATGGGTGGAACCATCGTCAATGATGCTGAGTTCAATTCGGGAACTGCTGCCACGAAACTGGCTGCTTGGGTAGAAGGCATGTTTGATGCTGCTGCCGTCCTGGACAACAAATGGGTAACTGGTAAACGGTATTGTGTCACGACTCCGGCTTACTACTACTTCCTCGTTCAGCAAATGACCTCCAACGGTTTCTCTCTGATCAACAAAGACATCGATGGTCGTGGTTCTATTGCTGATGGTAACCTCGTAAAGGTTGCTGGTATCGATATGATTTCCTTTCCTGGCCTTCCGGTTGCTGACTACAGTGGTGAAGATTACCATGCAGTCAATGCCGAGAACACCGTCGGAATCATCTTTACCGATCAGGCTGTTGGTACCGTCAAACTCATGGACCTGTCCGTTGAGTCCGAGTGGGACATCCGTCGACAGGGTTGGCTGACTGTGGCTAAGTATGCCATGGGTCACGGAATCTTGCAAGGTGAATGTGCCTATCAGCTCCGTACCTCTGCTCCCTAATTAATTGGGAGTGTAAACAATAACTAAACAAGGGCTGGCCATCGGTGGCTGGCCCTTTTTTTAACACTTTAACGAATAAAAGGGAATGTAAAAAATGTCTCAAACTTCGATGTTCAAAAATGAAAGAATGTTCTTCAACTCTGGTGGACTGTCTACTGACTCTGTTTTCGGTGAACTGAGAAAAGAGCTGCAGTGGTCTGGTATGTGTGCTGAAGTTCAAGTGGCCGAGACTGTTGTGCAGGGAGATGTACTGTATCCAGTTCGTACCACCACCGTCACCAGAAACACTTGGCTCAAGGCCGACTCTGATGTCGTGGCTACCATGCCTGGAATGGCTTACGTTCTGAAAGGTGCTACCTCTGGTGGCATTGCTTTCGTCATGCTTGATGGTTACATCCGTGACGATGCTCAAGACTTGGGTGCCAAGGCTGCCGTAATTGGTACCTGTACCGATGCCTGGGCTGACAATGAATACTTCAATATTGGTGCTGATATTTATCAGATGGATCTTGATGCTGCTGGTGTAGTCGAAGGTCGAATTATCTTACCGTTCGTAACCGGCGCCGTGACCAAAGAAGATGCTGCTGCTCATATCACACTGGCCGTGAATACATTAGGTACCGAACTGGTAACCTGTGTGGACAATGAAGACGGTACCTTTACCGTGACTGCTATCAGTAAGGGTTCCCTTGCTAATGCCATCACTTCCGTGGACACCAATGCCACCAAGCTTTCCTTTGCTGATGTGACTCTGTTGCTCGGTAATGCTGGTGGACCGATACATCTCGGTGGAACGTCTAAAGTCCAGTTAGCTCTGCCTTCTGGTGGAACCAAGATTGGTCAGGTATTAGGTTATGCTCTGAATGACCGTGAGCTGATCTTTCGTCCGATCTATCACATGACCACTGGTTAATTCCCAGTGACAATTTAAAACCCATAGGGGAATGGCTCCGGCTGTTCCCCTTTTTTTGCTACAACAAATATGTAGTACCTAACCTTAAAAATACAACTTAAATATAGTAAGGAGGAACCATGGCCTACGGAGATTATGGTAAAACAACCGAACTGGAAGCAATCAATATCATGCTGAGTGTTATAGGAGAGCAACCTGTCTCTGCTGTACCATCCTCTGGCCTGAGTGTTGCCTCCATAGCAAGAGACATCCTGTACGAATATTCAAGAGAGGTCCAGACAGAAGGACTCCTCTGCAATACCCAAAAAGACTATCCTCTTATCCCAGATGAATCAGATCACTGTGTACTGCCAGCTAACACTCTCGACGTGGATGCTGACGAATGGTGGCACGATTACGTAGAGAGAGACAGTATGCTCTACGACCGGGAAGAGAATACCGATGAATTTTCTGAAACCATCCAGGTGACGATAACGTTCTTCCTGGCATGGACAAAATTACCACAACATGTACGACGATACATCAACATACTGGGTGCCCGAGCATTTCAAGAAAGGTTCGTGGCCGATGAAGCACTGTGGAAATTCTCAGAAGACGA